GATAAAACCTCACCCTAACATGGGTTTATTCATACTAGACGAGAAGGAGCATAGGTGTCCTAATTGTGGAAGTGCAGAACTAGAGGTTATGGGAAAGACTTATAACACACCTGCTAATGTTTATGAGTTAATGAGATGTAGTAATTGTGGTGCAAGTTCTAGGAAAAGATTAGGTTCGGCTAACATAAAACAAAAAAGACATTTACTAATATCAACAAAATGATACCTAAAAAATTTAACAAAATGAGTATTCAAGAGCAGGAGGTTTTTCTTGTAAATAAGTTAAAGGAATTATATCAGAAAGAAAAGATTTACAGAAAAGCACTTGCACAGGTTAGAAGTAATGTTAAAGTAGAGATTAAGGAAATAGATAGACCAGACGAAGCAATGTTAAAAAGTGAGGATTAAAGTAAAATATCGTAAGCTAGGCAAAGAAAAAGTTTGGGGCTTTGCACATTCGGATGAACTGATTGAATTAGATAATCGGCTCAAAGGAAAGAAGCACCTAGAAATTCTTATACATGAATGTTTACATATTTTATATCCTGCTGCAGAAGAAGAAGAAATAGTTAAAAAAAGTGTAACTTTGACTAATACCATTTGGCACGAAAAATACAGAAGGGTAGAAGATAATAACGATGAACCTTTGCAGGATGGCTCACTATGAGAAAGCATACTAAAATATACATGGACTACTTCGGATATTGCAAAGAAGATTTTTGCAGTTGTGAAGTTTGCGGTAGACGTGGGGTTGATGTTCACCATATAGATTGCAGAGGTATGGGCGGCAGTAAAGAAAAAGACACAATAGAAAACTTAATGTTAGTTTGCAGGGAGTGTCATTTAAAATACGGAGACAAGAAAGACTATATAGACTTTTTGAAAGAGAAGCATTTTGAATTTATGGATAACTATGGAAAGTTCTACTAACTATATTCATCCTACGGCTATTATTTATCCTAACGTAGTATTAGGAGAAAATAATTACATAGGTGCATATTGTATAATAGGAGCACCTGCAGAGCATAAAACTAATTGGGGTAAGACTAACGACATAGTAGTAATAGGGGATAACAATGTAATAACAGGACTAGTGACTATAGACGGAGGGATGGAGAATATTACTTACATAGGCAATAGGAACTTCTTCATGAAGGGAGTACATATTGGACACGATTGCCATGTATGGGATGACGTTATTATAAGTTGTGGTGCAAAGGTTGGAGGGCATTGTTATATTATGCCTAATGTAAACATAGGATTAAACGCAGTAATTCATCAAAGACAAACAATAGCAGAGGGATGCATGATTGGTATGGGTTCTGTAGTAACAAAAAAGCTAATAACTAAACCTTATTCTAAATACGCTGGTAATCCAGCTAAATACATAGGAAGTAATGAAGGCAGCAATAGTCCTACTAGATTATCTTAGGCATCAACATACTGCACAAGCGGTAGCTAGTTTTCCATTAGGGAACTATCCTTATGATATGTTTACTATAGATAGGAAAGGAATAGCTGCAGCATTAAACGAGGGTATAAGAAAAACAAAAGACTATGAAATTGTTGCTTTTTGTGGTAATGACATAGTAATGCCTAACAACTGGTTATTAATGGCAGTAGAGCATATACAAGCAATACCAAATACTGGAATGTGTGGGATTTATTGTGTAGAAACACTACCAAAGACAGAAGTAATAAACGGAATAGAAGTACATCCTACATGGGCAACATTCGGAAATGTTATAATACCTAGAAAAGCAATAGACACAGTAGGATATTTTAACGAAGCCTATGACCCTTATGGAATGCAGGATAGTGATTACGGATTAAGACTAACCCAGCTAGGATTTAAAAGTTACTATATAAAAGGTTTACAAAGCCAACACATAGGACATGACGTAGGAGAGCAGACAGATTATAGAAAGATGAAGGATGAAGGATTAAACAAGGCAGGAGAAATATGGTCAGAATATACTAAACTATACGAACAAACAAATAACTATACAATATTTTACGATGAACACTGTAGGTAGACCAACAGACTATAAACCAGAATACTGCCAGATGCTAATAGACCACATGAGTGAGGGTTATTCTTTTGAGTCTTTTGGGGGTATTGTTAGCGTTTCTGAAAGAGTTTTATACGATTGGGAGAAAGCACATCCAGAATTTCTGCACTCCAAAGAGATAGGCACTCAAAAATCAATGGTTTGGTGGGAGAAAATAGGGAGAAGCGGAATGATAAACGAGATACCATTCTTTAATGATAGAATCTGGAGGTTGAATATGATTAACAGATTTAGGAGCAAATGGAGTGATGGTACTAAGAACGAGAATAACGATAAAGTAAAAACTGAAATAGTTGTTAGATACGAAGGAGATACCGATAACGCTGAAGAAACCACATAAGGCACAGAGACAAGTTTTAGAAAGTAAGGCTAGGTTTATTGTGTTAATGTGTGGTAGAAGGTGGGGTAAATCTCTTATCTCGCAGAATATATCTATACAAGATGCTTTACAAGGTAAACTAGTTGCTTATATAACTCCTACCTATCAACTAGCTAAAGTATTCTTTGAGGATATGAGTAAGCTAATCCCAACAGAAGCAGCAACTATAAATAAGTCTGATTTAACTTTTCATTTTGTTACTGGTGGGGTAATACGTTTTTTTACAGGAGAGAAGCTAGATAATCTAAGAGGTCAGAAATTCCATAGGGCAATACTAGACGAAGCACCTTATATTAAGAATCTAGAGCAAGGTTGGTTAAATTCAATTAGACCAACATTAACAGACTTTAAAGGTTCTGCTATCTTTGTGTCTACTCCTAGAGGTAAAGACTATTTTTATTCGCTATACTCAAAGCAAGGTGAACCTAACTGGGAAAGTTTTAAGTTTACTACCTACGATAATCCTTACATTGATAAAGCAGAAATAGACGAAGCTAGAAGGCAATTACCTGCACCAGTATTTGAGCAGGAGTATCTAGCTAACCCAATGGAGAACGCTGCTAATCCTTTTGGCTCTGAAAATATCAAGGCTTGTATAAGACCACTAAGCAACCAAGAGCCAGTTTGCTTTGGAATAGACTTAGCCAAGAGTTATGACTGGTCGGTTATTATTGGACTAGATGCAGGAGGGAATGTTTGCTACCTAGATAGATTCCAAAAAGACTGGCATACAACTAAACAAGCTATATTAAAGCTACCTAGAAAACCTATCCTGCTAGATTCTACAGGTGTAGGTGACCCAATATTTGAGGAATTACAAAGAGCAGGTCTAATGGTAGAAGGGTTAAAGTTTACTAGCAATTCTAAGCAACAGTTAATGGTAGGACTTCAGAACGCTATCCATAGTAAATCAATAGGCTACCCAGACGGGGTTATAGTAAACGAGTTAGATGTATTTGAATATCAATTTACGGCTAATGGGGTTAAATACTCTGCTCCTTCGGGGTTTCATGACGATTGTTGCGTATCATTAGCACTCGCATGGCAAAATTATAGTAGCAGAATGGGAACAGGTAAATATAGTTTTTTGTAAATAATTTAGTATATTTGTATTGTTGTGTGGTAGCAACAATTAAGAACTTTTTACCCCGAGTATTTATAATGACTACCACCATTATATCTATGAGGGGTTTAATTTTTTATGGAAGAAATAAAAGGTAATAATCAGTATTTAATAAATAAGGAAGGTTCAATATATAGTAAAATAACAAATAGGTATCTAAAGCCATACAGAACTAAAGAAGGGTATGTTGTGATTCCATTAAAGGGAAAATTGCATAGACTACATAGGTTATTAGCATTACAATATATAGATAACCCAGAAAATAAACCATTAATAAATCATAAGAACGGAATAAAGTATGATAATAGATTAGAAAACTTAGAATGGGTAACTGCAAAAGAAAACACTAGACACGCATGGGATAATAACCTTTGTAAAACAATAAGACATTGGAAGGGAAAAACTGGAGAAAATCATAATACTTCAAAAGCCATAATACAAATGGATATGGAAGGTAACTTTATTGCTAAGCATATAGGAATAAGAAATATAGCTACAAAGATGAATATTAAATACCAGAGTATTGTTAGATGTGCTAGTGGCAAAAGACCATCTGCATACGGATATAAATGGAAATATGATATATAGATAATATCTATATAGCATATAGAAAAGATTTATAGAAAAAACTAAAGAAAAGTTTTGCAATATTAAAAAAAGGTTTATCTTTGATATATCAATAACGATTAAAACAAAACACAATGTACGCTACTAAAAATTCAATCCACTACACTTTCACTCTTGAAAAAGACATTAAAAGAGATTTAAGACAAATTAAGGATTTGGTAGAAG